AGCAATATTGGAAAGAAGATCATCAACTAATGCTCCACCTACTAAGGGTACTTTTTTAGCTGCTGTATATAGCTTTTCACCGTTAGGTTTCTTAATCTTGCCGCCGTATAACTTAGCTGTGTAATTAGCCTCATATACAGCCATTGCAGTTGCTGAAACTGCAAAAGCTTCAGGCAATGAAGAATTTAGACTTGTATGCCAGCCGGATATTAAATCTCGTATCTCCTTGAGGTTGGCCGTTGTGTAAAGACCCGCTGCAAGAGCTGCTTTCTCAGAATCATTTAACTCATCCAACAAATCCCGAAGCTTTGCCAGCATTAAAGCTGACTCATCATTAAAGATTGTTAGTAATTCCTTAACTGATTGAGACGATGCCCGGAACAAATATGCTTGATGTTGAGTTAATACCTCGAGCAGTGATTTATCTTCTGAGGCCATTTATTACTCCTAAAGCGGCATACTATCGCGCTCACTTTCAACACGCTTCAACTCTTCCTGAAAATCATGAGCTGGCAGCTTACCAGTAGCGATATATTCCCAATACGTCTGGAACGAATTCTTTCCAGCTATGGCGCCTTCATATAGTTGCTTAGCAAGATTGATATCGTATTGCTGAACAATAAATTCAGGATCAACCGTAAAAGAGTATTTAGATGGGTCTAGCTTTAACCATTGAGCAGCATATTTGATAGCCTGCTCAATAGCCGCAGCAGCACAAGTGACAATGCTATGTAGGCTTGCTTGTTGGTCATCCTGACGCGCACGTCGTGCTTCACCTGACTCTTGTGAATTGGTATCAATCACCTTTGCTCCAGCTTCAAGAGCTGCGTTTTTTTGTGCATCCATTTCATGCTTTGTGAGCTCAATCCCATTACCTGAAATTTCCAAATAACCGCATTGCGCTTCACCAGGAAGATCCCAAACAGCCATAACACCAGTAACACTAATATCAGCACCATCATCAAGACCATTAATCCAAGGCTGAGGATGTGCTGTGTGATGAAGTGACTGGAAATAATCAGCGCTAAGCTGGTAATACTTCAAAGCAGCTTTGGCCATAGTGAGAAGCGGTACCGTTCCAACATGCGCTGAATTATCTGTAGTGCCACAAAAAACAAATGGTGTAAAAGAAAGCATGTTTTTACCAAGATCTGGTGTTTTATCTTCTACAGCAGATCCATCAAACAAACGTACAGTTAAGGCACCATTATCCATAGACAAAACACGATGTACTGTCCTGGTATCATGCCCAAACTCATCCTCACTATTATCAAACTGCTCCTCCAGCACTAAAAGTTTCAAATCCTTTCGACCATCAATACTGTTTTCCTTCCAGTTAATAATGGATAAAGCGTCATAAAGTGCAAAATAAGGCACTCCATTAGCATCTACATCAACAAGCAAGCCACAACGGCCATATTCAAGTAACTCTAGACAAATACGAATAAAAAGCTGTTTTAAGCCAAATCCATCATTTGTGGCATTATCGATCAGCCCTTTAAGCAAAGAACTTTCAATCACAATATTGGGCTCAAGCTTTGAGACTAGACCGATCATCGTGCGCAATGAATCCTGAACCCATAATGGATACTGAGCGCGACTGAGATAAGCTTTATAAATCGCTCCAGCCGTATCACCCTGCTTTTCAGCTTCGATCATCCCTGCCGATTTAGAAAGATACTTAGTTTGTGCTTGTTTGATTTCCTCTTCACCAGCAACGGCATCGCGCATAATCAACCAGGCTTTTTGCGCAGCAATATACTGCGGATGTTTATCAGTAACTGCCATAAAAAAACACCAAAAAAAAGCACCTAAAAAGGTGCATTGTTTAATGAGAATAACCAGCGATCGTGCGCCGTTTAAATACTTTCTGAATGATAATTGGGAACCGCTTAGCTATTGGATAACCACCAGCATCACCCACATGATCCAAGCCAGCACTTTTATCAGGCATTCCAAAATCGTCATAGACTTGCTGCTCTAAAGTAGCCGTAAAGTTAGGACACTTATTTGTGTTCACTTTTAGATGTCGTTCACCGTCAGCGTTTAGGATTTGTGCATTCACTGCATTTATTCGATCTTTAATGCTTGGGTTTACACCGTTCACTTCAACCTTAAAACCATTTTTCTTTAAGATCGCATGATCAGATTCACTAAAGTTCTTTGATGAGGTCGCTTGACCTGAAGCATCTGGTACCACAGTAATATCATGAAAAGGAAAACGCTCTATAATCAACTGACACATGGTCGGTGTATCTCTCACCCCGACCAATTCATCCAAGGCCCTTGGTTTACCTTCTCTAATGACATAAACCACAGCAGCCATCTTAAGTACGTTAAAGTCCATCCCTATGAGTAAAGGCTCGCCCTGCTTGATTTCTTCATCTGTGTGATTTTTAACTCGGTCAAAGTCTGGGTAAACAGCACCACTTGTTAAATTGACAAATTGCCCCTTTAAGTAAGCTGAAATTAATTGTGGCGGATACGACTCATAAAGCGATGAAATATAGTCATCTGGCAAATTGGCTTCGTTGTCATAAGTTGAAGCCTGGATCATTCCATAAAGCTTTCGCTTAGCTGGTGTTTTATTTGCCTCTTTTACAAACTGCTCATAAGTGAATTTAAACCCTTCAGGTGTTGTGGCCACATCAATACCATTGAGCAAACCAGCTTGCTTATAACGCATACGCGCGATGATCTTTCGCCAAGCTTGTTGTGCTTTAAGCTTAGCCATGACATCAAGTTCATCAATCAAGCCACGACCAATTTTAAAACCGACAATTGAGTCAGGAATATCCATCGATCGACAAATAATAGTAGTGCGATACTGGCGACCATAATAAATATCGACTTCTTTATTTGACTGATAAACTTTTGTTTTTAAACCCCAGTCAAATGCTACTTCATCAATTGTAGGATAAAAGATATCTCTGATCTGAGCGTAAGTCGGCGCAAAATAACCTAATGGTACTTTTGGGAACTCCCATGAAGTATTACAAAGGCTTGCACTACCAACCCAAGTTTTTCCAGAACCAAATCCCGCCACAAATGCACGGAATTTATTTTCCATCTGTAAAAAATTAGCCTGAGGTACATTCAGCGTCGGATTGATGTTCGGCATCTTTTTTACTCGCATCTACAACTTGAATGGTCACCTTGACTGGTGTTGGATCATCTTCCCGTTCGCCTTCTCTGATCTTCTCAATCTCAAGTTGTTTCAACTCAACATTTAAAAGCATCAGGTCATGGCCTTGCATTTCTTCCCGAACCTGTTTAATTACCCCCTGCTTCATCAGCCTGTTATTTTTCCAGCCCTCATAAATATTCTGGAGCTCTCTTAAACGATAGGCTTTATTGGCCAGGGGAATGTCATAAACATTCTTTTGGAAATCTGCCCTGGTCTTATTAAACAAAGTAATAAGTTTCTTACTTAAGTTCTTCCCCGTTGCCTTTGTGGGGTCATACGCCTCACATTGTCTTCGGTCAATTTCTATACCAAATCTTTGTTTGACAGCATCCGCTACTTGTTGAGGGGTATCAAAGCAGGCAAGAGACTGAACTATAAAGATTTTCACAGGCTCTTTAAGCGCCGCCATACTCCCCCCTTCGTCCAACTACGTCCAACAAGATAGGCAAAAAAAAGAGCCACCAGGCTCAGTTGATTACACAATTTCCGCAGCATCTTGAAATATCTAAATCTGAAACAAACGGCGGATTCTTCGCAGCCTCAACAAGACGTTTTACACTCTTACTTGGTCCCCACCTTTTGACAACACCAATAAACTCTTCAACGTCATGCCCAGCCAAATAGTGCTTAGGTAATCCAGTGGAACTACTGAAGAGCATTTCGCCATCTTCATCGCGTTCAACACCTATGTGGTAAAGTTCATGCTCAATCAAAGCACAAAACTCGCTATCGTTTGCCTTATCGCAAAACCCGCCATCAATCGTAATTAAATATGTTGGTACAAAACCAAACCAGTCGCGCATTTGCTGTTCTTGTCTTGCTTTACGCCAGCCACCAACGTTAAACATAACTTTCTCACATTGCCCTAACACCATAGCTTGTTTACTTTTATAAGCTGAAGAAGCCCAAGCAAATGCTAAAAACTCATCTTGATCATGAAGTATTTCCGCAATGTGGTCATGGTCAGGGTTGTGAAGTGGTCCACCCAATGTAAGAAAGTTTGCTTTAACCCACTCCATTAATTCTGGTGCAGGGATTAAACGGATAGCTTTCTCATTTTCCGATTGATCAAGAAAGTCCGTTGGAGGGAATGGTCTGATCTCCATTAAATATTTGCCTCTTTAAATTTTCGAGCCACTGGCTGGCAAAGTGAGCTTGTATCTGTAATGGTCCAGATTCATTGATTTTGAATCTAGCTGCAGATTCCAATCGAACAATCGTATACCCCATAACATGAGCAGTATCTTCACGATCCGAATCATAAGAAATTTGTTTTCTTTTTCTTCCTGCTGACCAAGGGCCGCCAGCAATTTCCACTAAAATTTTGTACTCAATTAAATGAAAATCAAATCGCCAATGCTTTGTTGTTTTAAACTGAAAATTCTTTTCATATTTGATATCCAAAATATCTAAAGCCTTTGTAAATTCTTCTTCTGCTTTTAAATATTTCTCGGTGGCTTTAGGTAATGGACGGCTTTTGGGTTTTGTTTTAATCTCCCTTTTTCTTGTTAGGCCAAAATAGTCTTTAATTTCCATATAAAGCAGTCCGTAAATTTTTAACTTGCCCCTTTAATCGAACAATTATCCTATCTATAACGAGCATCTCATCACGAGTTAGACCTGTACGCGATAAATTTTGATAACGCTCCAATTCTAAGGAAAATTTATCAAGATTCTTTTTACCTTCATTTTTGTCCATAATCACCCCAAGAAATGCCAAGACATCCAGATTATTGCGACACATAATGTTAGCCAGATGCCGACTTTTACACCCTTGATAAGCTTTGATTCCTTAAGGCCTTCTATTGGTTCAAGAGTTAATTCATCATGAGCATTATTCCACTCATAAATGTCTTTCTTCTCTTTTGGAGTCATATAGACCTGAGCTTGCTTTTGAGTATGGGCTTTAGCATTCAAACGCTTTGCTTTCTTTTGTTTTCGATTCATTGGTGAACAATCCTTAAAAATAATTACCCAACAAAGTCTTTCAATATTTCAAGCAACTTTTTGGCTGCATCTTTGCTAATCACAATGTCTGAATCTTTTTGATAAAGAATTACTGTGCTTTCTTCCACCTCAACTTCTAAACTGAAGTACTTCTCTTGTATGATTTCGATACTCATTTTTGAATCCTTTATAAAAGAAAACCCCACACTAGGCGGGGTTGTATTGGTTCAATTCAACTTAATTATTTTGACTTTCCAGATGAGTATCTAATGCTTTTTCAAGATTAGGGATTTCACTTCCATCTAGCTTGCCAAGATAACCTTTTATGTAAATCAAATATCTTGTGTCATTTCTATCCAAATGGTGATAGTAAATAGAATTTTCACTAACCTTTCCTGAAGCTAAATCCACACCACTATCATTGATAGAATTTGGATATGATGGAGTTATACCATCATCATTAAATTGCAGTTTAAGTGAACCATCAAATTGTCGTGTTGTTTCTAACCGAACTAATTTCATACAACCTATACCATTATCAAATTAGCTAAATAATGAAGCTATTTCATTCAGTTTGCAACAACAAAATTTAACGTAAGCTATTGTATTCTCAATAGTAAATTATATTCACTCAATCTTACAAGAATAAAATAAAAGCCCCTCCAATAACCATTTTTTAGAGGGGCCGTTTGTGCCGCAATAACTACGGCAAACTTACAAACCAAATTATGAAACTAGTAATTCATAATTATTAGTTCTTTGCTTTTCTTACTCTTAGCAGCCAAATCACGGCCAACAGAGTAATTAATTGAAGTAACAGCAAAATTAAAACCTTTATAGATCTCCCGAATCTTTTCATGATCATTAATTGAAAGCATTACCTTCCCTTTGCAATTCTTCATTTTTTCAGAAAGCAATTCATATTGGACAATTGGAAAATCTATTCCATACCCAGCCGTATCCAAATAAGGAGGATCTGCATAAAAGAATGTATGTTCCCGGTCATACTTATCAAAGCAAACATCCCAGGATAAATTTTCAATATAGACCCCATTCAACCGCAAATGTGCTGCACTTAAATATTCTTCAATTCGTAAAAGATTTAAAGAACGGCCAGTTGTGGCATAACCAAAAGTTTGACCAGAAACCTTCCCACCGAATGCATGCTGCTGAAGATAATAAAATCTTGCTGCACGCTGAATATCTGTAAGAGTTTCTGGAACCTTTAATTTTTCCCATTCAAAAATCTGGCGACTTGATATACACCACTTGAATTGTCTTACAAACTCTTCTAAATGGTTTTGAACAACTCGATAAAGGTTTACGAGCTCACCATTCAGATCATTTATTACTTCAGTTCTTGCTGGTTCTTCCCTTAAGAAAAATAATGCTGCTCCACCACAAAATAATTCCACATAACATGAATGTTCTGGGAATCTACACAACAAATCCCTAGCCAAACGGGTTTTACCACCTTGCCATGGAATTATTGGTTTTGATTTCATAAAAATTTTCCTGTGCAAAAGCAATTGATTCTGATAGCCTTCGCAAATCGTGTGCACGATAGCTGGGCTTGGCTTTTGGCAGGCTACATCTGTCAGGAGGTCGAAGTGCTGTTACCGCAGTACTTCGTCCCCAGTTTTACTCGATATAAAAAAACTCGGTCTCCATTTGGGACCGAGTTTTTTTTGGCAATAAAAAAGCCCACCTATTTAGATGAGCTCTTAAATTGATTTTGGTCTAATTTATACTACGACCAATTTAATAAAACTATACCTTAGTTAGCGCAAAAGTGGAAACTAATTTCTTACCTCATTTAAAGTTTCTTCCTTGTAACGTTTAGCAATTTTAGTAGCTTTTTTAATTTCTTCTTCTAATGCAGCTACCATTAACTTTTCATACCGTTTCCAAGTTTGACGATAAACCTCGGGATTCATCTGATAACTTCTAATACCAGCATAAACTAAACGCCCAGGATCTTTATGCCCATTTTCTAATTCAGGATCTAAAGCATAGTCAATAACAATACGAGCAATTAACCAGGCTAAATGATAAATCGCAATTCCTTCCGGCTCTCTTCTTTTATCCTTTTTGGCTCCATCCATCATGATTTTCGCCAGGTGATTCCTAACGTACTCATAATCCTGTTGTGACTTACCCTCGGTCATAATGACCATTGCAACTGATTTTGTAAGTTGATCACCCATAGCTGCTACCACCCCTAATTTATCTTGAAAGTCTATTGACCTCCCGTCTGTACATCTAACATTCGCAGCGCCATAAGATGGTGACTTCAAGCTTGCTCCACTTACGAACCATTCAAAAATTTGAAATCTTGACCAATCCATTACAACTGTAGACTGCATATTCACCACCTTATTCAATACGTTAATTATTCAAATGCTTTTGGAACTCACTAAAAAGTAGTTCCTCGATTGGTTCATCTACACTTAATTCATGATCAAGTGACCAAGGATTTATATAAACCTTATCCCCGCACATAACGGCGAGCTTTCCCTTAAACTGACAACCAGAAAAATCACCACTGTATTTGCGTGCATAAAGCACAGCTAAAGCATCAAATTCATCTGTAGTTAAGAATGCATCCATATTTATTTTTAATATGAAAAACTTCTTATCTACAGTCCAACCTACCGTTTCAATATCGGTCATAAACCCTCCTCAAACCTCTCTAACATCAATGCCGTGTACAGTTTTCATCAAATGCTTTTTATTGCGGTAACTCGGCAATTTACGTGTTGCAAGTGATTTAACGTCCTCAACAATGAATTCGCCATTAATGAGGTAGTAAGTAAAATCAGCAAAATATCTAAGTGCTGGTTTAGCTCGTTTCTCCCCTTCTAATTTTGTCTTCGGTGCCAATTCAAATTTTGTGTGATGCTGCAATTCTTTAATTTCACCTCGTTGTTGTAGAGCCTTTAGCTCGATATACCGTTTGTATTCTTTAGTACTGTCAAAAGTCATTCCATCCAATTTAATTTTCGAAGCATTAAACTTGTTTCGACCCTTTTTCTTTTGAACTTTCGGGCATGTAAGGCGGTAATCAGCAAGGCTCATTGATGTCATGGAGCCCCCTGCAATGTGCCTTTGAATCCTACTTGCTTAAGATATGGTTCCCATTGTTTGGCTTGAGTTGGATCACTAAGTTTTACGGCGATACGTGCTGCAAGTTGATCATAGCTTTCCCCTGCAGCAGCAAACTGGCTTGCGAACTCAGGATGTTGTGAGAGTTTTTGAGCGAAGATATGAACCTGTTTGTCGCTAAGTTGATATGACTCCCCCTGCGAGACTCGAACCGTTGTTGTATTGTTTTGATTTCTAGCTTGCTCACGAGCTTGGTATTTGCCACATGCATTGATTAACCAGTCTGCAAAGTGGTAATGCATGAGTTCATCACAAAGATTCTTCTCAGCGTTGTAGAGTTCAAAAGCACGTAACTCTCGATCGAACCAAGTCGCGTTTTTGATCTGCTCGTAAGTTTCCTGATCAGTTGCCAAAAGAATTTCTTCACGAAGTTTTTTCAAACTCAACCATGTTTTTTTATTTTTAGATTCATCTGATAGATTCCTTGATAGGTTCTGTGTCCCAATATTGGTACTGGTCTCGGTACCGTTTTTGGGACTGGTTGCGGTCCCAATATTGGTACTAGTACCGTTTTTGGAACCAGTACCGAAATTGGAACTAGTTCCGTTATTGGTACTAGTCCCATTTTTGGGACTAGTTACACTATCCTCTTCACGGCCCATCACGCCAATTAACTGGTAAACCTTCACGCCATTACCTGTGATTTCACCTGTAAATTTAATAAAAGAACCAGCTTCTAGTTCATCTAAAACTTTAATAATCGTTTTACGGTTAAGAAGCGTGTCTTTGACCATGCGTTTAATGCTTGGGTAGCACTTGTGAGACTCTCCCGCTCTATCAGCCAATGCTAATAAAACAAGTCTTTGACTTGAGGTTTTAACCTCGGCTTTGAAGGCCCAAATGGATGCGTCTAGGCTCATTGTTCCTCCTCTTCAATAATTTGAATAAAGCTACCCAAATATCGAATTTTCTTAGCTCTATAGAGATTCGAAATAATCACTCCGGCGTGATAAAGCGGCATTCTGTGCTCTTGTGAAAGTGCCCACATGAATTCATCACGCTTTACTGCAGCATTATTTTCATCTCGATTAATACGGCGAAGGTTTTCCTTTCTCTTTTGAAGCAATTGATTCAGTGTATAAAGAGCCGGCTCAAACCAGCTCTGGATTATTTGCTGTTGATTTGATAGATTATTTGTGTTCATTTGATTCACCTCAATTGAATGCCTAGAAGCCTGATTTCCGAGATCAGGCTTTTTTAATATCCAAGCTTTTCTTTTTGACCACTGATTTCGTCATGAAATAAGTCATCCACCGTTTCTATACGGTTCATCCAGCTTTTAGACATAACTAAAAGTGCAGCAACACGTTCTTTATCAATGCTCTGATAATCTTTAGGAACGACTTTTAAACCAAGTAAACTCAATAGCTCGCAAAACATTTCAATTTCATTCAAGCCATTGTTTTTCTTATCCGTTTTAAGCCGAGTAATAGTGCTTGGATCAACTTTTAATTGTTCAGCAATCTCTTTTTGATTGCTTATATCAAGACCATGCAATATGCGGGATACTCCATTTCTCGCGCTTGCAGATATATCAACTGATAATTTGCTCATGGTTAGGTCCTAAGCATTTGAAGTAGTTCGTTTGATTGGTTCTTTGCCATTTGCCAAATCTCTGATTTGGTATTCGCGAGCTAAAGGAATCTTTTCATTTGGCCACTGGTAAACAGCAGGTGGCTCAATTCCTAATAACTTTGCTAAGCCAACACCATTGACACCAAGCAACTCATAAGCTTCCTGTTTGGTCATTTGTGCAACCTCAAAAATAAGATTTCTTAGTATTAAAACAAAGATAACTTATTTTTGCAAGATGTAAGATAACTTATATGAAGAATCTAGAAACTATGGGTCAGCGTATTCGCGCCTTACGAAGAGAAAAGAAATTAACCCAAGGCGAGTTGGCAAAAATCGCCGGAGTTAGTGCGCCCAATGTCACTGGTTGGGAGAAAGATGCTTATGCTCCTAAAGCAGACCCATTAAGCAAAATGGCCGCTTATTTCGGAGTGTCGACTTCATATATAACTAATGGAGATGAAAGCGGCCCTAAGTTGGATAGCACTGTTACACAATTGAAAGTTCTGGATATCGAAGCTTTTAAGAAAAAATACAATATTCCCGATAGCGAAGATGCTGTTAAATTTCTTGAAACACCTGTTAAATCATTCCCCACCCAAAAAAGATATGTTCCTGTTAAGGCTTACTCCAAGATGGGCATGGATGGCTATTTCACAGATATGGGTTATGAAGGCAATGCTGGAGATGGGTATGTTCCAACTCACTCAGCAGGACCAAGAGCCTATGGCATTAAAGGCACTGGCGACTCAATGTTTCCAGCAATTCGTAATGGCTGGTATGTGGTTTGTGATCCAGATGCGGAACTCGTGCCGAATGAGTTTGTTCAGGTATGCTTGAAGGATGGAAGATGCACAATTAAAGAATTTGTTGGCATAAATGGCGGGGTTTTAAGCTTGCTTTCTGTGAATGGTGGTGAGCGATTTTTCTTTGAAATGGATGAGGTAGAAAGCATTACAGCTATTACTGACATCGTACCACCAAGTCAGCACAGACAAGAACATCCTTATTCGCATTAATCACAGGAAGACTTATGGATAGCTCTAAACTACCAATCAACCAGATTATTGCTCGCATCAATGATGCTGCGAAACATGGTGAAGCTTTGGTGCTAACAGCCGAAGAAGTGAAGATTCTTTCTAAAGATATTGGCGACAAAGTCTTTATTCCTGTGCTTACTAATGAACAAGTAGTGCAGTTGGTAAAAGAAGGAAAGCTTGGGCAAAAGATTAATAAAACCAAAGATTAATAAACTGTGAACCCGACACAGTCATTGGATAAGGTGAAGGCAGACATTACGCTGCTTTGTGGGGTTTTGGATTGGGAATTAATTGGGCTAAATTCAGCAAATGCTAAAATAAATCTAGTATAATGCTAGGTATCTACAAGAGGCTTTTAAAGACTGATGGTTATTGAATTGGTTAAACACTCACCAAATGCGCTAAGGCGCTATATGACTGACATGAATGTGTCAGCGAGTGCACTCGCCAATTTAACTAAGATATCTCAAAGCAAAATTAATAAGGCCTTGGATGAAGTTGAAGTATTTAAGCTGAGCCAATTAGAAACTATTTCAAAAGTTTTATTTGTGCCAACAGTGTATCTAACAACTGATAATTTTATCTATGAGCGTAATACGCCTGAAATAATAGAATTTAGAAATCATATAGATATCCCAGAAGATAGATATAAAGAAAATGCTTTAGTGCAGGAATTTTGCCAAGTTAGAGATAACTTTATATCTATATTAAGTTCTCTGAATGAAGAGCCTAAAGCTTTCGATTTGAAGCTTAGCGGAACTAATGCAGAAGAAGATGCTCAAGCAATAATTGACTATTTTGGTTTTTACACACACAGCAAAAAAATCAAGAATTCAGATGATTACTTTAATGCTTGGAGAGACATTGTAGAGCTCATGGATGTAGTAGTTATAGATAGAGGGCGTGATAAATTTGGCTCGGATGGTATGTGTTTGTATTTTGATGCGGTACCCATTATTGCCATTTTTAGCTCAGGACAATCTCAATCTAGAAAGCTATTTACTTTAGTTCATGAAATTGTCCATTTGGGATTAGGTAGTAGTGTCTTTGATGGGCGATTACTAGAATCTGACAATAGTCTTGAAAAATATTGTGATCAAGTTACAGGGTATGTTTTAGCCCCAAAAAATATTGTGGCTGATTGCTTTAATGAAAATTTAACCATCGAAGAGAATGTTATTCTTATTCGAAAACAAACAAAAGCAAGCAAGGCAGCTATTGCCATTCAGTTAAAAATACTTGGATTAATAAATCAAGATCAGCTTGCTGATTATTTAGATTACATCAAACCCAAAGAAAATGGTGGGGGGTTCGGTTCTAAGAAGGAAAATATGGTCTTAAAGTATTTTGGCTACAACTTTGTTGAAAAAGTTATGAGTGCAATGTGGCAAGAGCGCATATCATCCAATACCGCCAAAAATATTCTTGGATTCCATAAGACATCAAAACCGTCAGCCTTTAAAGAATTACAGCAAAAGGTCTTCTAATAATGATTAAAATTAGCTTAGATACAAATGCTGTATTAGACTTTTGTTACAGAAATTATCCAGAACAAATATTTAAGGAAATATGGAGTTCTTTAGAAAGCTCCAGACTAGCCAACCAAGTTAAGTTTTATATGTGTGAAGCTGTTTTGCATGAAATTGAACAAAAGATTGCAGACTATGAGTATGATGAATCAATATTTCATGCCTTTCTTGATCGTTTCTGCGTTCATCAAATCAAGCCAAATGAACACGGAGCATCAATCCTTGGTTTAAAACAAGAGTTATTAAAATATAATGCATCAAAAAATTCACACCACGTAACAAAAGATAATTACGCTGATCTTGATGTTGTTAGTTTGGCTCATCATTATGGTTCAGATGCTTGTGTTATAACGTGCGAGCAAAGAAATCCTTTTTTAAACTGGGATGCTAAATCACAAGGCCACAACATGAAAGTTCCCAATATTTGTGAAAAACTAAATATTGAATGTGGTAACTGGTCTTATTTATTTTCAAAACTTGGATTTTTGTTTTAATTATTTTTATATTTCCCCCATCCAACCCACCCCGTGTGGGTTTTCTTTTGTCTATTAAAGCATAAAAGTAAGCTTTCTTAAATTAAAATAAGATTTCTTATTGACAATAAAACTAAGTTTTCTTATATTTATCTCGTAGACATCAAAAAAGCACACCGCCCCTCCCCAGGTCCGATGTGCTTTTGCAAACTGCGAGATCAATTATGAACGTAAATGCAATACCATTCAACCATATTAAAGTTACGGGTGTTACAGCACTTGTTTTAATTGCTGGCTTATCTTCTTGTGAATATAAAGCAGCTAACTCTAGCATCCCCTTCAATTACTCATACGAAAGTAAGCAAGTAATTGCATCTGAATATGAACTTCTAGCTGCTAAGAAAACAGGTGAGCACTCAGGCGAAGGCGTAATTCGCATTGATGGCTTTAAGTTAAATGTCACTTTTGATTTTGAAGGTGTTCCCGACAGTTACGGCGTAGCAGGATCAGACTTTATTGCTGCTGAAATAACTAACCTAGCTATTGAGTCAGTAACAGACCTACGCGGCAACCCTTGGAATGACTTCACCAATCGTGATGACCATAAAAATATAAATATTTTATTGGTTGGCTACATCGATCGTAATAAATGGTTGGAGGCTTAATTATGGCTAATTCAACTCTAAATCTATCAGAACGCCAACAAGTAGTTTTGCAAACTGTTATCGAGATTAATAAAAAAGGCCATCAGCCTTTTGCTTGGCAAGTTGCTGCATGCATGGTGGTTAAAGGTCACCAAATTACCGAAAAACAATGTGCCTATGATCTAGGTGTAATTATTCGAACTAAGGGTACAGGTGTTTTTTCAGCAAAGTTTGATAGCAATCCTAAAGTTTGGATTTATGAAGAACCTAAGGGAGCTGCTTAATTATGAATGCTCATTGCAAACCACATCCAGACGGCATTAAAGCCTATATCGGTCATGACCGCTTAACAGGTCTCTACTCTGTACGTGTCGGCTGGACTGTTTATGCAGCTAATGCAAACTGCAGTGTGCTGTACACCGTAAAAGGTGACATGAAGACACCTTTAAACGTGGAAGAGTTTAAGGCGAAGCGCCCCAAAGTTCTTGCTTCTCTAATGCGAGAAATTGATTTTCAGCGTAGAAAGCAGCTCGCAATAAAGCTACGCGAAACAAACATCCCATCAAATGACCGTAAAAACTATAAGCGTTCACGCGGCTTCACGGGCTCAAGATAAGGATAAGAAATATGGCACTTGCAAATATTGTTCATGCAAATGAACCGATCCATGTAGAAACAATTGTCGCTTACTACTATGCAGATCCAGACATTGGTAAATCTTCTTTAGCTTTTACTGCAAAAGACACCATTTTGTTTGACTTTGATAAAGGTGTTCACCGTGTAGGAGCTTTACGTCGCGGCACGGCTGTACAAGTACAAAAATGGACTGATGTATCTAACGTAACTGAAGAGGATCTTAAACCTTATAAAACTGTTGCTTTCGATACTGTAGGCACCATGCTTGATTGCGTCAAAATCTATTATCAAGGCATTCAAGGAAATACCCAGAGAGATGGAAACCTGACTTTAAAAGCCCAAGGTTATGCTGGTAATGATTTTATTGGATTAATTAATCGTATTCGTAGTTATGGCAAACACATCATTTTTATTGGTCATGCTGAAGAACAGCGTAACGATGATTTGTTAATCCACCGCCCTTCTATGAGTGGTAAAAATCGTGATGTGCTTTACCGTATATCAGACATCATGGCCTATCTAACTTATGAAAAAGCTTCTGATGGGCAAATTGTACGTGTTCTAAAGTTCAAAGCTTCAAACTCGCATCATGCCAAAAATTCAGGAAATCTTGGTGCTGAAACAGGTGGAAATATAGTTTTACCGGATCTTTACCAAGCCCCTACATTTTTCGGTGATTTGATCGAGCAAGCAAAAAATCATCTCAACACCATGACCCCTGCTCAACTGCAAACGATGAAGGCAATTGAAGAGCGAGATCAATTCTTTTCTGAATGCGATCAAATTAACTATGTTTCTGAGCTAAATACATTAATTGAACAGCTCGACAAAAATCATCCTCACTATAAAGAAATGCGTAAGCACTTCATTAATAGAGCTAAAAGCTTGGGCTTTGTATTTGACTCTGAAAAAAACAAATACATGGATCCTAATTCTATTCCAGTGGATTTAATCACCGAAGCTGATCGTGATCAATTACAAGTGTTTATAGATACCTGTGGTTTAGATGTTAAGTCGGTCTGTGAACATTTCGGCATCGATGCTCTGACTCAAATAGAAGCTGCAAAGCTAGAAAAAGTTAAACAAGAAATTGAACAACTTGCAAAACAGGAAATCTCTGCATGAGTGCAATCATTTTAGATACTGAAACTAACACTTTAAACGGCTATCCAATTGAGATAGCCCATGTACCAACTTACTTTGAAAATGGTGTGTTGGTTGTCAATAAAGATGCCTGTTTTGACGAGTACTTTTCTTGTCCAGATAAAATTGAATATGGTGCTATGGCTGTACATCACATTTTAGAAAGTGACATAGCAGACAAACCAAGCTATGAAACTTTCCGTGTTCCTGAATGTGATTACATTATTGGCCACAATATTGACTATGACATTCAAGCTATTCGATTGGCTCATAAAGAATTCAAAGCGAAGGCTATTTGCACACTTGCCCTTTCAAGAATGGTTTGGCCTGAAGAGGCTCATAACATTTCTGCATTGGTTTACATGCTGACTAAAGGTAGTGAAAAAGCCCGTCAAAGCATTCGCAATGCCCACAATGCAAAGCAGGACGTATTTTTAACAGGTTTTGTATTAACCCATATTTGCAAGAATCTCGGCCTTAAAGATATGCAATCGCTCTACCTTGCGTCTGAACATGCCCGAGTTCCGACCGTCATGCCTTTTGGAAAATACAAAGGGACAAAAATTAAAGATCTACCTGCTGATTACGTTGCTTGGCTACTTAGACAAGACGACATAGATCAATACGTACTTAAGGCATTGAAAGGATAAGAACATGACAAATTTAATTTCAGCTCAAGAAGCATTTGCAGCTCTTCAAAAAGGTAAAACTGTCCTTTGTCGCCCTGAGGGCGGCATGTTGGACTTTTCCGATTTAGATCAATTCCCCGCTTCTGTTTTTGGCAAACCGGGTTTTGAATTCTGCATCAAAATTGATGTGATTGAACTTGCTGGCATTACCTTTACTAAGCCTTTAACTGTTGATGAATTAGAGATTGATAAAGAGGTATTTGTTATTAATCCCGCTGGCTTTATTGAGAAGCATGTTTATCAAGGTGTGGGTTACGGCATTGTCACTATGGTTGATGGCGGTTTTGCTCAACGTGATTTGGATAACGCCAGATTACAATATGAAGCTCTTTGTAAATTACTTGGTGGCAATTCAATAAAAGATGTGCCTTTAAAAACTGTAGAACTTGAAATTGAGAATAAACAGTCAAAAAAGCGTAGTAAAAAAGAACCTCAGGTCAAGGCAGAAGAACCACAAGTTATAGAAAAGCCTAGTGAAGTTATTTCTGCAGAAACTCAACCAACAATTGTTATTACCGAACAAACAAATGTCATCACATCTGAAGATCTGTTAGTTCCAGAAACTAACGAGCCTAAAGTAGATCCTGAATATCAGAAGGCATTAGATGCTCTTCTACAGCGTGTAAAAGAGTCAAAAACACCTGCAGAAGTAAATGCGGTTTATCGATATACCCGTACGTGGAATGACAAACAAATGGAACCTCTCCTCGTTGCCACTCACAAACGACTTGAAGAGCTAGAAAAAGAAAAGGCATCTGCTAATGAGCCACCCTCTTTAATGGTTCAAATCCAAACTGCACCAGACCTTACAACGCTAGATGCTTTGGAAATAGACGTGGCTGCACGAGATCCGCAGATTCAACCGAAGCTAATGGGGTATGTGAGAAAACGCCGCTATGAATTAGAAAATCCAGCAGTTTCTCAACCAGAAGCAGAGCCTGATTATCTATTAGTGGATGGCTTCTAATATGAAAGATCAGTACAAGAAAGTAAGCCAAAAACACATGCTTGGTTTTATGTACTACTTGCAATTGCTGGGCTATGTAATAGTCCGGCAAGGCATGGATCAAGCGATGTTTCTAACCAAACATTATGCGGTACCAGTCGCTTGGCGCCGCATAACGATCGACTATCACAACCGTTTAAATAAACCGGCACAACAACTTTATAAAGAGTTTGTTGAGTGGACTAAAGAAGAATATTTGAGGGCTTAGGTAATGATTGATCTAAATAAAAAAAGAGAAGCTTTTGAAAGATTTCATGCCAAAGAATGTAATTGCAGTTATGAAAGTTTAAAACGTCAACTAGATAGACAAGAGGCACTAACAGGACACAGATATTTACCAACTAGTCCTCGTCATGAAGCTTGGTTGATTTGGGATGCCGCATGGAATGACGCCAGTGCTCAGGTGTTGCCAACTTGGATCAGCATGGATGATGAATGGCCGCCTACTGACATAATGGTACTTATTTGTTGGGCTGATGCACCTGATGTTACCCCCGAACAAGACTATATGACTATTGATGAAGATTTAAATAGTGTATGGGCAAATTATCATAATGATGCGCCTTCACACTGGATGCATTTTCATAGTGTGCCAAACGTATCTGGAGCTGAAGGATGAGTGAATCAACTTTATGGGCAGTTGCAATGCGACCTGAAGGCGATAGCCCTTTTAAACAAATCCCAGCAGCCTCAAAAGAGATAGCGGAGCGAGCTGTTGATCGTTATAGAAAAATGCATGAAAAGGAAGGCAACAACTTTTTCTTAGAAATTTTCGATGATGTTATCAAAGTCCAGAAATGGCACGGCACCCGTAAGGATCATATTAAAAAACTATTTTATGTAGAAAGCTGGTTCAACCAAGCAATGTATCAATGCTTTGATTTGAAGACTGCTGAACGTGTTTTTAAATTTGATGAAATTGTAATTTGCTACAAGAAAGGTTCTGCTCCCCTTGTAACCAAAAGCTTTGATGAGGCAAAACAATTTTACGGATATGGAGCTGAGGAATGAAATATCAAATACAACCAACACAAGTACCGGATGATTTAAATAGCTGCTGGTTCCATCCTGATATAGAGCTACATGACACAATTGGAGAGCATGCTGAGTTTTATACAAAAGAACAATGGGCACAACTGCAAAAGAACCTTGGTGTTTCTATAAAAATCGAAAACCTTGACTATTGGGATATTGAAGAGATTCCAGAAGATAATCTTAGTGATTGGTCCAACTGGAAGCCGCAGCCACCACAAGAAGGCTTATTTCTAATAGCAGCATTTGATTCAGAAAATGGCCCTGTTCTTTGGTGGGCAAACCCTAAAGCGGAAAGTAAGGAGGAGTAAATGGGACAAATAGTTAAAATAGAGGCTAGCATTCTAGAAAAGATTGTTGCTGTAGCTGAACGTATTGCTCAGTCAAAAGAAGAACGCCGAGTTGGTCGTGAAGAATTTGCACACATGCTCAATATCGAACCTGAAACTCTAGACGCTCGGATTCGTGAAGGCAGATACCAAAGGCCATACAAGGATGGGCGAAAAAGTTTTTGGTTATTGTCCTACGTGCAATCTGTCGTTACAGACACAAAAGAATCTGGTAAAGTAGCCACCTATTGA